TGAAGCTCGCAGCATGAGCGAAAAAGAAACTAACAGATTGAGCGAAATCGAAGCCCGTTTGTCTGCTATTGCTAACGAAGTTGAGAAGCTTGAGAAGCTCCAAAACTTGGCTGCACAGGCTGCTGGTAACAGCGTAAGCCGTAGCGAAGAAAAAGAAAAGTCAAAAATGAAGGAGCAATACAGCTTCAAACGCGCTATGGAAATGGCTATTTCTGGCCGTCGCGATGGCGTTGAAGGTGAATTTAACGCAATTGCTGCTGAGGAATACCAGCGTAGCGGTGTGAGTGTTTCTGCTCATTCAATTAAAATTCCTTCTGAAGTTTTCAAACGTGACATGACTGCAACCGGTGGAAGCCCTGCAGGTACTGAAGGCGGATATAATATCCAAACTTCTGTAGGTTCTATTATCGACGTGTTGTTGCCCCGCACCGTATTGCGCGGATTGGGTGTACAGCAGTTGTCTAATTTGGTTGGTAACTTAGACCTTCCTACTGCTTCTACCTTGCCTTCAGCTGGATGGAACACTGAAAACGGATCAGCTACTGAGAAAAGCCCTGCTTTCAGCAAGGTTACTTTTTCTCCTAAGAGATTGGCTGCTTACATTCAGGTTTCTAATCAGTTAATGCTTCAGTCTTCCAATAGCATTGATGCTTATGTAAGAAACTGGTTATTACAGGCTATGGCTCAAAGCATGGAGGCTGCTGCTATTAAGGGTGGTGGTTCTAATGAGCCAACTGGTATTATTGCAAACGCTAACGTAAACGTGGTTTATGCAGGTGGCGCAACTTCAAACGCAACTAACGCAAACGGAGCTGCTCCAGTTTGGGCTGACGTTGTTAACCTTATGAAAGCTGTTGAAAATGCAAACGGCGAAGGTGTTGCTTATTTAACTAATCCTTTGGTAAAAGCTAAATTACAAACTACTCCGCGTCAATCTTCTGGCGTTGAAGGTAATTTTATATGGCCTGCTGGTGGGTCTGAATTGAACGGTTACCCTGTAGCTACTTCAACTTTGGTTCCTTCTAACCTTTCTAAAGGTAACTCATCTACTTTGAGCGCTGCTATTTTTGGAGATTTCTCTAAAATGGCTTTAGCCTCATGGGGTGGAATGGAGTTAACTGTAGATCCTTATAGCGGTGCTACTGCTGGTTTAACCAACGTAGTATTAAACGCTTACATGGATTGCAACTTGTTACAGCCTGCAGCATTTGCAGTTTGTAAGGACATTGTAGCCTAATAAGAACGTGGCGCGGCCGTTATCCGCGTGCGGTGCTGGTGGTTAATTCTGCCAGCATCGGCTAAATATGAAAGTGAAATTTTTGACTAATCCGACCGGCAAATGGAATTTATCCTACAATGTCGGCGAAGTTGTTGAATTAGAAACCAAGCAGGCCGAGCTTTTAATTGAAGCAGGCGACGCTATTGCTGTGGAGGAAACCAAGCCAAAAAAAGTAAAGCCAATTAATCCCGAAGAGGGCGACTAATGATAACCGGAAAACGCATAATATCATATAGTAACGCAGCTACTGATTACGTTTCGTTGACTGAAGCTAAACAGCATTTACGCGTAACGTCAAGCAGCGACGATACTTATATTAGTAATTTGATTATGATGGCTGTTGATGCGTGCAGTCAGTATTTAGGTTATAGCATACGCAAGGCAAGCGTTCAGTATGGTTTTGATAATCTGGTAGGGCAGCCTGCTATTATGAATCCTGTTAACGGGACTGAACAGCCTGTAGGTAACTTGCTGAGAATACCGGGAAGAGTTTTAAGTTTAACAAACGTTCAATATGTTGACGATAACAATACTGCGCAGGCGTTTACTGATTATATTGTATCGCCTCAGCCATTGGGCAGCTACGGCCGCACCTTATTTATAACCTCAGCGCCAAGTTCAACGACCGACGACACTACCAAATATTTGGTAACAGTAACAGAGGGATTTGAGCCGCCAAGTGCTACCGGTGTAGATGCAAGCGATATAATGCCGCAATCGGTTAAATTTGCCGCATTGTTATTAGTTGGGCAGTATTATGATAACCGCGCTTCGATTGTGGTGGGTACGATACAGAGTAAAATGGATTTCGGATTACATTATTTACTTGATCCTTATAAGGCTAATTATTTCATATGAACGCGGGCAAGTTTGATGAACTTATTAGTTTGCAGTCCTACACAACGACAACGGACAGCGCCACAGGCGAAAAGCTACAGACGTGGGCGCAATATGCGACAGAGTGGGCGCAGGTTGTGGAAGCACCTGCAGGCATTGAGCAAGTCAACGGCGACAGGCGCGAGCATAAGCAAACGGTAGATTTTACAATTCGCTACAATGCAAGCGTGAGCGTTTACCATCGTATAGAGTGGGGCGGGCAATATTTTAATATTATTAATATACAAGATTTGCAGCGCCGAATGTATTTGAAGCTTCAAACGGAATTAACGAAGTGAATAAGGTTACTGGTATTGAGGATACAATAAAAGCGCTTCGAGCTGTAGGCGCAAGCATAGAGGGCAAAGAATTACAGGACGTAATGCGCAACGAAGGGCGCAAGGTTATAGCTACGGCGAAATCATTGGTTCCTGCTGATAGTGGTGACCTCCGCGAATCAATTGGTTTTATTACTTCCAAAGACGACAAATTTAAAAGCTCGGTGTTAATAGGCACGCGCCGAAATTATTATAATCATTATTTGGGTGTTATGTACGAATTTGGAACAGCTCCAAGGATACAGAAAAACGGACGTTATACGGGAACGATTGAGCCGCGGCCATTTATGCGCCCAGCATTGGATAAAAATAAACAATCGATTGTTAACGGCATATTTAATGGCGTTTCAAAAATCGTAACTAAATTAGCAAAAAAATATAATCTAGAATAAAATGGCAACTACAGGACCAGTTAACGGCACGCTGATCGCAATATATAAAGATATTAGCGGCACACTTACAAAAATCGCTAACGCTACTTCCAACAGCTTCGATATTACGGCCGACATGATCGACGTAACTAATAAAGACAGCGCAGGTTGGAAGGAATTTATCACCGGCGAAAAAGGTTATACTATGTCTATTGAGGGCATTTTTGAAGAGGACGGCAGCGTAGGTGCTGGTGCGTTATCTTGGAAGGATGTAATAACCGACCTTACTGCTGGTACTTCTGTTACTATTGTAATGACTAGCAATGTAAGCGGTGACATAAAATTGAGCGGTGCTGCATTTTTTAGCAACCTAAATTTGTCAGCTCCTAACAATGACAAGGCTACTTTTACCGCTACCATTCAGGGAACTGGTGCGTTGACTGTAGGCACAATCTAATAAATTACCATTGGTTGGTTTTCATAATGAATAGCCCCGCTATATGTGGGGCTTTTGTTGTTATATTTGTAGCATGGAAATTAAATTCGGTAATGAAACTTTTGAAATGGTGTTTAACATGAATAGCATTAAAGCTGTAATGTTAGACGCTGGTATGGAAACTTTTGCAGATTTGCAAGGCGGTGGCGACATAGCCAAGCAGTTAGATTTTGGATTATTATGCGCCTATCATGGAATCAATGAAGCCGCTGAGATTGCAGGCAATCCGAAGCCGTTTATTTTAATTGCAGATCTTGGAAGAAAAGTTTCTAATTTTAAGGAAATACTTCCGGCAATGGAAGCCTTCGGCGCATCGGTTACGGAATTTTTTAAATCCGACGAAGCCGCGGGAAAGTAACCGCCAAGAGTGAAGGCGCGCCGCTAACTTGGCAGCTTATTGAGCGCATAGCATTTGGTGAGATGTGCATGCTTGAAAACGATTTTAAACGATGCACGCCGCGTTATTTTCGGATTAGATTACATGGGTTAAGGCAATCGCAGCAGGCGCAATATCGTAATGAATGGGAGCGGGTTAGATGGCAAACAGCAGTTATGTTATCGCCGCATAGCAAACAGCCTGTAGATCCGTTGAAATTAATTAGATTTAGTTGGGAGCGTGACACGTTAACAATATCCGAGAAAATCGATAAATATAAAACTATCTTTGAAAAACTAACGCCAATAGCCCAAGCATGAATGCCGTAAAAGTCGCCTATAATATAATGAGCAGCAACGCCGCGCTTACTACATTGGTAAGCTCGCGCATTAATCCGCTGCGAATACCGGAGGGCAGTGCCTTCCCTGCAATCAGTTATAACTTAATTAGCATCGTTCCAACGCCGACTAAGTCAGGACATAGCCGCACAGATTGGGCGCGTGTTCAAGTTTCTATATTTGGCACGACATACCAGAGCGCTGCAAATGTTGCAACAGCTGTGCGGACTGCATTTGAAGCCGTAACGCTTCCGGGTACATTTGCCCAAGTGAAAGTACAAACTATAGAGTTTGACGCGCAGAACGAACTAACAGATGATGAATCAGCGTTTGCTGGTGTCTATCAGATTACTCAGGATTATATAATTAATTACACCAGATGAGCAGGTTAAACGTTGTCATTGGAGCTAATATAAAAGAGCTTGAAACTAATTTTAACAAGGCGGTTAAATTAGTACAGGAAAGCGGCGACGGCATGAGCGCAAGCGTTGCGAAAGCTGCTAAGGATATACAGGATAGGCTGCAAGCTTTAGCCAGTGCAAAGCCAACAGCTCGCGTAGTTCGTCAATTGCAAACTATGGCAATGGAAGCTCGCGCAATGGGACCAGCATTTTCCGAAATGGCGGATGAATTTATCCGCGAAGCCGGTAGGATGCAGGACGAAATCGGCGACACTCGCGCAGAGATTGGATATTTTGCAAGCGACACGCGGAAGCTTGATGCTGTAATAGGTGGAGCTAATGCAGTAGCAGGAGCATTTGGAGTTGTTGAAGGAGCAATGGCGGCGGTAGGTGTTGAAAATGAAGACGTGCAGAAAAGCATGGTTAAGCTTCAGGGCATAATGACAATGCTAAACGGATTGACGGCAATACAGAACGCATTGCAATCTGAAAGCGCGGTAGCTATTGGAGCGACTACGGCAATAAGAAAAATCGAAGCGTATGTAATGGGGCAGGCAACTGTTGCAGCGCGTGCATATTCTGCGGCGTTGGTGGCTACTGGATTTGTTGCAGCCATTGCTGTAATATCTGGAATAGCCATGGCGTTTGCCGAGGTTGGCAGAAAAACGCAGAAAGCAAAAAAAGATACCGAAGATTTTTATAAAATACAACAGGAAAAGGCTAAGGAAACCGCGCAGCTTATTCGCGGGTTTGATGACGAAGTAATAAATAAGGCAATCAGTAACGCCAAGCGCAAAGGGTTAACCGACCAGCATTTGCGTGACGCTGAATTGAAAGCCGTTGAAGCTGCCATAAAAGGCAGACGCGCGCAGCTTGCGGAGGAGGAAAAATATAGCGCTAAATACACTGAGATATCAAACTACATCATGACGCTGGAAAAGCGCAAGGAGGATTTGATAACTGAGAACATCGTAGCGGCAAATAAAAAGCGCGAGGATTTAACTAAGCAAACGGCAGAAAAACAAAAGGAAATCATTGCCAAGGCACTTGAAAACTATACGGCAATTTACAATCAATTTGGATTTAAAGCAGCGCAAAATTATAGTGATTCATTTGGTAAAAAGTTTAAAGCTAATCCTGTAAAAGCTGAAGATTTAAAAGGAGCAGGTTTGAAGATAGTTAACACTATGGATCAAGTTGCTAAAGACATAAACAAAAATCCAATCCAATTAAAAATCGACGTACAGACCGAATACAGTAGTTTTATTAAAGATTTAGTACAGATGCGCGACGCAATAGACGCGGCATTTGAGCAACTTATTGAAAGCACCTTAACCGCAATTGGTGAAGCAATTGGCGGCATGATTGCAGGCGAGCAGGGAGCATTTAGAAACTTTGGGAACGTGGCGCTTAAAGCGGTTGCGGATTTTATGAAGGCATTTGGTGCGGCGTTAATTACCACGGCCATAGCTTCGGACGCATTCCAAAAATTAATACTTGCCAACCCAATAGCAGCAGCGGCAGCGGGTGTTGCATTGGTTGCAGGATCTGCGGTAATCACAGCGCAGTTAAAAAAAGGCCCAGAGTTTACAGCGTTTGCAGATGGTGGTATTGTTTACGGCCCTACATTGGGTTTAATGGGTGAATATCCGGGAGCCCGTAGCAATCCGGAAGTAATTGCACCGCTTGACAAATTAAAGGATATGATTGGAGGCGCAGGAAATGAAAGCGGCTATATTGCAAGCACACACATAAGCGGGCGCGATTTGGCTATAGTTTTAAACAGATATAATAACGATTACTCACGCGGATAATGGCACGCAAATATTACGGAACATTTAAAAGTTTTAATAATACCGATTGGAAGGTAGAGATACACGACGCACCTACAGGCAGCGCAACGGCAGGGACTGAGTTAAAATTAGCGGGCGAAGGGTTTACACTTGATCGCGACGGCGAGGGCAGCAAGTGGCACGAAAACAGGGTTATGTCAAGCAGAGCAACAGCGCGTTGGGTAATACCAAATAGCACAGTGCTTGATGCGTTTGTAGCAATTCAAACGGAGGCTGAGAATTACTGGACTATGGTAATTTGGCGCGGCTCCGATTTATGGTTTGTTGGCCGAGTTTTAGCGGATCAGTTTAATAGATTGCGTGAAAGCATAGACGGCAAGCCTGTAATAGAATTAACTGCCGTTGATGGGTTGGAATTGTTAGACGGTTACAACGTTAAAAATTCATGGTTTAGCGATGGATACATACAGCTTAACGTATTATTTCGCGAGTGCCTGCAAGAATTAGAATTGCACGATTATTGGCCGTACTTAGGCAAAACTGATTATTATTTTTTTGATGCTCAAAGCATGTATGCGGCAGACGCTACGCGTAAAGGCGTGGACATGTTGCGCGTTAATATTAATACATTTTTAGACGATTACGATCCGTTCCAAGATGTTAAGGCTATAGACCTTGCCGCAAACTGGTATTACGATTTAAACATGGTTACATGCAAGGAAGCTATAGAGCAAGTTTGCGAAATATTTAACGTGCGATTTATGCACGCTAACGGAGGCTATTGGCTTACTGATGTTGCAGCTTATAGCGGTTCTAATATTCCATACCGGCGCTACAATTATACATTAAGCTATCAAGGCACTGGCACATATAGCCACAGGCAACAGCTTGGCACCTTGCCAGCGCGGCCGCAGTGGGCAGCCAAACCTAACTTATATTATCAGCCTGCGTTTAAAACGTTAACGATTGACACTGAGCGAATCAATGCAGCTTCAATAATTAGAACACGCTCAAATAAAACAACTACTACGCTGGAGCTTGCAGCTGAAGGAATACCAACAGGAACAACAATAAATCAGCACCCCATTAAAATTAAGTTTGTAGGTAAGTCGGAGTTTGCTGGGAGCAGTGGAAGTATAAATATATTAATGCGCTATAGTATGCGCGTATGGGTGGAGGATAGCAGTTTTAATAAAAAAATCCTTGATTCCGATGGGTACTGGGTAAGCGCTGCAACGGTGCCAATATATCAAGAAACCGTTGATATTAAACAGCTTCAAGGTAATTGGATTACATACAAATTTGAAAAGCAATGCACAACTGCGCCGACAGGTTTCAACGTTTTAAAATGTCAGCTTGTAAGTGTTGAACTTATACCGCGAACTTACGTACGTGGAAAATGGGTGGCGGCAGGTAGTGTTGTAAATGTTAATTTTTGGGGTAGTATTCAGGTTGCATTTGCCGAAACTTCGGATTATCAGAATCCCGATTTCGTATGGAACATATCAGAAGATTTCACGCCAGCGGCAGCCAATACAAAAAACAGCACGCAGGTGCAGCTGAAACCCAAGTATTATTACAGCGGTAATAAGTTTGGCATTGGTAATATATGGGCGAACGATGGCACGCAGTGGGTAATTGCTGATGAATTTTTTGGCGGTTGGGATTCAGTTACTAAAGGCACACCAACCAAAATGCTTGGCGTTGGCTTGTCTTCATTATATGCTGATTTCGTGCCAGTGGTGCGCGGTACTTGGATAGATTCTGGAAGCTTGGATTTAATTAAATCGTTGTATTTTGATAGCTATACATGGGTATTAAATGGCGCTTCATTTAATCCGCGGCAAGATCAATGGGAAGGCGAGTGGTTGG